TTTCTGTAATTGTACCTATAATTTGTATTTTACGATCAATCTTTTTACGCATTGCATCTCCTTCTGGAATAGTACTTTTGAACATACTTAATTGAATGGCCTTTTTTCTGTATAGAGATCGTAATTCCTGTGATATTGATTTACGAAGTGTTGTTCCGGAATCAATTTCTGACCATGAGTTACCATTAAACCTATACCATACGTTTGCTTTAATACTAACACATACATACTCCTCCCTGTAAAGTATGTATAATACACTGGCAAGATCATAATCTGTAAATCCAATAATTTTATTGTCTTCTTCATTTGCTGACAATATAGCATGGTCAAGTGTTTTATTTATATAAGTATCAATGCTATTTGCAATAATTTTTTTATATTCATCCGGATTGTCGTTTTTTGCCCAATACATTATAGATCGAATAGTTAGACCCTGATGATCTTTTTTTTCGAATGAACACCATCTTTCATATAAACTATTAACGTCGAGCGCCAAATTAAATGATGGACATTTCGCGCTGAATGCCAACCAAACGATAAACAATTTATAGCTTATATTACGAAGAGACCATCCAACCCGTATCCATTTTGCAAATGAACCTTGAACGTAATATGATTTGGGGAGTGACATTGTATATTCGTATGCATCACGCAAGTTATATTCATTTAAATCAAGCGATTCTAAAAAACGTGCAATACAAATATTTAATTGTTCCTTTGTTCGAATATTTAGTACTTCTTCCATTCTAAAGAATCCATTGTCCGATTCTGGTTGATATATCGCATTTGTTACACTCACATGAGAAGTAACCGTTTCTTCTTGTTGTTTACACCGTAAACTCTTTATTTTTTCTGCCACTTCTGGCATTAGAAATAGTTTCAAATGATTATTATACCTGATTGATAATTTGTATATATTTTCTTCGTTTTCATACACGGATGGAAGTTCATTTTCATCAAACTCTATATCATTATTTTCATCATACCCACCATTATATATTGTAACAAGTCGATACGGTTCGTTATTTGGTTTCATAGAACCATATAATTGTAAATTTGTATGTCCTTTGCTAATTCCTTCATCAAATACTTCATCCCATGTGTTTATAATAGGAATATCGGCCCAGATACTTCCTATTTTTTCAACAATTGAATTGCGAATTATTTGTTGCAATTCATGATTTACACATTGAATCCCTATAATCATATGTATTCCGTCTTTTGTTACATTTTTATCTTCCATTCGGTTTACACTATCTTTTTCAAAAACGAAAAACGGTATTTTAGTTGTTTCATCCACCTGATAAATTGTTTTTAGTTCTTCTAAATAAAGGGTTATTAAATCGGTAATATGGTCACGTGTATGTATTCTTTCAGTTACCGAGTAATCGTAACGAAAATCAATATCAACTAATATTGGACCGTTTTCCTGCAATTGTGTCTCTGTCAAATATTCTTTTTTATTACCGGCAATACATTCTTTGTAATAAAGTCGTAAAAATGTTTCATATTCATTTTCTGAAATATGATACGAACCACCGTAAATATTTGCAGGTTTATTACCAATTCGTGTATTTGTAACACATTTTGTTTTATCAATTGCATCTTTTTTTATAGAATGGTTATAAAGAAATAACGATAACGGAGATGAGTTTGATGTCATATTATAATAGTTATTTCGATTTATATATAAATCGAAAATTCGAGTTTATAAAGTATAAATATATATTTAAATAATGTTTATATTTTTTTAAATCAATTTTATTACGTTAAGATGAGTATTGTACCATGATATTTCAATGTAAACGAAAAAGTAATGTAGAAATGCATTTGTATATTATTTTTTCAATTCATCCTGATAAAATTTATAAAATCAAGGTTTCATGTGTATGAACTCAAAATTAAAACTCAATCTTCATAATATTCGGTTCAGTATTTTTACAATTATTCAACTATAGTGTCAATCTAATAAACAATATTATATTTTTGAAGTGTTTATTGACGGATCAGACGATCGGAACAAATGAAGATTAATGTCAATATAGAACACTCTGTTTTGAGATAAATGTTAACCTTTTAATGGTTATAGATCCAAATATGGATGTAAACAATATTTTGAATTTACAAATAGGTTACAAGTATCTTACATATTAATTCTTATTCGTTCCAACCGACGGATCCGTCGGTAAACATTTCTTTTAAATTAAAATTGTATTTATTAAAACGTCATTATATATGCTTTCAAATATAATATTTTGTAAAAATACTTTAATCGAATAAGGGTTAAACGTCAATCGACAAATATGTCAGTTGGAACAAAGGATAAAATAAAAAAATATATAATAATCAATAATTTACATACAAAATATTCATGTATTTTCATTAGTAGTCCATTTATAATCACATGTAGTACAAATATATACATATTTCATATTGCTATCGTCATACCTCATATAAATTATTTCACGTGGGGTTTTTTTAGATTCATCTGATTCGTTTGTTGAACATTGAGGATTTGAACATGGAATATTATAAATTCGTGGAAGAGTAGGATCTAATTTTGTATACTCATTAATAATATGATGAAATTGTTGTTTTCCTTTTTTTATTTGAGTATTTAATACACAAATACCGTCATTACCTATATCGGTATCTTTATGTCCACAGTTTCTACAATAATACGCTAATTTATTTTCATCGTCTTGATCAATTGAAGTGTAATACATATTATCACATTTAATACAAAATTTCATTTTTTAATAAATTATTGAATTACAGTATATTATTATATGACTTTATATTTAAGGTGATTTATTAGATCAATTTTTTATATCAATCCCTTTTTTCGAAAAAAAATAAAAATAGGTCAAAAATACCCTAAAATATTATCTTTGAAATTTCGATATATTAACATATATCATTTATTATGACAATTTGTCATGACCATTTGGTAACATTATATTATATATAAAAAAATTGATTAAATATAAAATATACAATAATATATACAATATATTCGTTTGTTATTTAATATGAATAAAATACCTGTAGCAAAACGCAATGTACAGTTAGAGGATGAGGAGGAAGATGATGAATTGGAAGAAGAAGATGAAGAGGTCGAGAAAGAAAACGAGGAATCTTCAGAAGAAGAATCCGATTCTGAATATGAAGTTGAGGAAGAAGAACCTAATTTTGATAATGAAGGGGAAGATAATGATAAAGTGGATGATTCTAGCGTTGATACATCTAATTCAGATATTGAAAGTGAAACTGATGAAATTAACGAAAATGAACCCGATATAATAGGGGTTAATATTATAAACAATAAAAATACAAAACAAACCCCTACATTTAAACTAAATAAAAAACAAAAAAAAAATACAAAACAATTCAATTTAAATAAATCACCTATTTCTGATACAGATTTTCATATTAATAGCAATATCAATATTGAAGAAGATGATGAGAATGATGAATCGGAAGATGAAGATAATTATCTGCAAAAATTTGACGATTCAATTCGACAAAACATTATTACACAATACCATCCAGAAATGGTTATTAAAAATAATGCAGAAATAGAAACTCTTTCTAGAGTTGTTCGAGATAATAATGGTAATATTATTGACCCATTTCATAAAACATTACCCTTTTTAACAAAATATGAAAAAGCACGAATATTAGGTGAAAGAGCTAATCAAATTAATGAAGGTAGTCCTATTTTTGTAAAGGTAGATCCAGATGTAATAGATGGTTATTTAATAGCATTAAAAGAATTTGAAGAACGTAAAATACCTTTTATTATTCAAAGACCAATACCAAATGGGACATGCGAATATTGGAAATTAACCGATTTGGAAATTATTTGAGTGGTTGACAGTTTACATTTCACAGTTCACAATACCTTTATTTGTTTCAGATTTTTATAAATTATTAAATATTGTATGTTATATAGAATATTTAAACCCACCTATGGTGTCAATATAATAGAATTGTATTTCAATTGGTAAATTATCTCCACCCCCTCTCCTCCTCAAAGAAATTAAACTCCTTTTACATACAATAATTTGTATAATATATATATTCCGAATACTGAAATTCCTCCAATAAAAACTCTTGTTGTTATATTATCATTTAAAATCAAGTGTTGTTCACCTTTAATATAATTTAGTCCTAAATTGTTATCATTATCTTTTTGATTTATTTTAATAAAATTATTTATATCAATTTCACTCAAACCTTCTGTGTATTTTTGTTTATTCTCATTATTTTTTAAAGGAACGTATATTCCATTTACCGCTTTTATATTTATTGCATTTTTTTCTAAATTATTTGTAGACGATGTAAATACAGATGGAAATAATGACATTTATTATAAATATACACTATATTTACATAAAGAAGAGTGTAATACAATAAACATAATATATTTTATGTTATGTTTTTTTCATTTTGAAGACCTGCTATATTTTCGGTTAAAACGTTTATACAGTAATTTTGTAATAAAATTACTTTCAACAAATCATTTTGAGATAATTGAAATAAATATTTAATTTCGAATTCAGTTAATTTAATGCCATTTCTTATATTTTGAGTTATTTTATACAATTCATAATCATTCGCAATATCTAAATAATAATCATCCACCTTAAATTTACCTATAGCGTGAATTTGGTATTTGTTGTTAGTATTTTTGAATTTATTGAATTTTAAAATATTCATTATTTTTGAAGCGTGTAATGAGGTTGAAGATTTTGATGAACTGGGTGATCTCGGTGGGAGTGATGGTTTTATTAGAGTTAATTTTGATGAAACTGGTTCAATATATATACTTGACGAATCAGTTGGAAGTGATAGCATTGGTGATTTTGATGGTGTTGAAATATTGGATATTTTTAATGAACTTGACTGGTCTATATTGAGTGTTTTTAAGACTGGTTTTGATTTTTTTAGTGTTAAATGTAAAAAAGACATAATATAGTAATATATAAATATTTTTTATTTATTAACGCATTGGTTACATTCCATTTTTGTCCAATAGTTGGAAAACATAAAAAACATTGTTTAGTTTTTATTACTTGCAATTTAATGATAAATATAATTTAATCACGAAAGTTATGAGAACAATTGCTACAAGTTATAAAAACACTCATAGGTTCATCAGCTGAACGAACTTGAACAGAGTAATATGTACATTTGCGTGATTTACATTTACGACATTGATACATATCGGTAGATGCTTCTACCCGATTAACATATTTAGATTCATCTCTCTTAATTTTTAATGCAATCAGATCATTCCATTGATCTGGACACATTTCTTGATGAGTCATAAAAGCAAATATTTCGGGGGTTATTTCACCAATAACAAGTTTTTGTACTAATATAGGATTTGTTTTTAAATTGAAGAAAACTGTCTTTAGTCGATCAAGGTAAATTTGTACAAAATATTTATTTTCCCATTTTTTAATAATTTTACGATTTGTAGCTTCTTTAATAGCATAATTGTAAATACCCTTTTCTATATTTTTGGGTAATTTAATAATAAAATTATTGATTTGTTTTTGTGAGGATGGGTCTTGTGAGGATGGGTCTTGTGAGGATGGGTCTTGTGAGGATGGGTCTTGTGAGGATG